CAGACTCCCATACACGTCTATCTTGTATATCAGCAGGTCCATTACCTGTTAGTCCACCATTTAGATACTTCTGTGACGCCATAAACATGACACTACTACCTATTGCTAATCTACCATTCTGTAGAGCTTTAGCATTAGCTAAATCTTGAGCATTTTCTATACCATATTTTCTAACAGCATCTAAATTATCAGCTGTAGCCCATGCTACTTCATTGAATTCTTTTACTAAGAAGTTAAGTCCCGGTATATGTTTAAATGATAATTCAAGACCATTAATACCAGTTCTAGCAAATAGATAGAATGGTTTAAGCATTGGTTGCTTAGAGAACATTTCATCTAAAGCCTTTCCAAATCCTGTTATATCCTTACTTAAGGTAACTTCACCTCTAGCAAATTTTAACATGCTATCATTAATACTAGCATCTGCAGGATCAAAGATCTCATTATAGAAACGAGTCTCATACTCCTTCATAGCTTGTGGAGTAACATCTGGTATTCTACCATCTTGCCATACTGCCTGTAATGCTCTTTCTTTAGCTCTAGCTCTTGCTAGAATCATAGTGAAAGCATCATCAGTAGCTGCCATTAACTTAGTAGAATAAGTAAGGAAGTTATTTTGATTAGCAGATCGTGCTAAGTTTGTAACACGATACGCTGCTTTCTCACCTACAGTACCTCTAGTTTCAGCCCAATGACCCATCAATTCCCAATGATTATCAGCTACAGTATATTCAGAATATCTACTTTTAATTGTATTAATATCACCACTCCAATAGCTATCTAATCTAGATCTAAAATATTGATAAGATTCAGGTACAGCTTGTATCATAGAGTTAGCACTAGCTAATGCACTCTTAAGTGTGGAGGAATCTCCAGAACCTAAATACCTTATAGCACCACCCATTATCTGTGACATTGGTCTAGTAAAGGTTGCAGTAGCAGTACCCATAATAGCTCTTAATGGAGTTTTAGGACCACTAAGTATACTATTAATCATTACACCCTGTAACTCTTTAATCATTTGACCTGTATGTTGTACCCCACTTTCACCAGTACTACCTATAAGTTTCTTATGCATATAGTTATCAAAGTCATTCCAATTATGTATCTTATTAGACATTGAGAATGCTTCTAATACAGCATGTAAAAAGTCATCTGTAGGATCTTGTCGTGCAAGATCTAACATCATATCTACTTGTTGTTTAGAGGTACTATGGATATCTAGCAATGTTTCAGCCATTTCTTTTTTAGTTAAACCTAAACTTTCTTGAGCTGCTTCTTGTAAAAATCTAGATGATTTTGTCTCTGTCATTAAAACAATTAGATTATCTCTAATAGATTTTAAAGGACCGTCTACATCAGCTACGTCAGCTATATCTTTTAATTCTCTAGAAGCTACAGCTAAATCCCGTAACTTTTTCATTAGAGAAGATTGTATTAAATCAGCTGCAATTACTGTTTCTGGAGACCAATTACCTGGACCTTTACGTGGTTCATTACGTACAAGAGGATCTAGGAATTCATCTGGAGTCATATCACCAGCATCTCTGCCATGAGTAACTTCCATCATACGTTCGTATGCATCACCAAAAGCATCTTGCCAAGTCTTACGTTGATTTCTTAACTGTTCTCCTAGTATCTTAGTACGTGTATCACCAAAGAGTTCTTTAGCAACATCTTCATTAATAGATCTTTTACCAACACCATTGTTAGCAAGCTCTTCAGCAGCAGCTGCAGTAATAATATTATCTGTAGATCCTTTTTCTGCACCCCAATCCTTATCGATCTTTTTTAAATCTTTAGCTATATCCCACGCATGACCAGTAGAGTTAGGACTACCTTGCCAAGGATCAGCAATAGGCTTATTTTTATGTCCACGGAATCCTTCATCTTCTAATTCAACCAAACCTTTTTCAGTTGATTGAGTTTGAACATTGTCATTACGTTCATCAATTTTCCGTTCAGCTCTAGCTTCATTATTTTCTAGAGGATCATTCCATGAGCGATAAAGACCTTTTTTATCTGCTTTGTGAACCTTCTTCATTTCTGCTATCTGTCTTTCAGGAGATAATTTATTAAAATCAATACCTTTAGTAAACAGTTTCTGTGCAGTTGCTCTTCTTAAATTAATATCAATTTGTTCTTTAGCAGCGGCTTCAGCTTTGGCTACTCTTCTAGCTTCTATCTGATTCACTGCTTTCAGATCACCTTCAGTTGGTTTTTTAGTTATACCTTTAGCTGCTCTTGATTTACCAATAGCTCTAAATATAGTATCAGTTACAGCACCAATACCCATACCCTCAGTTACATTCTTAAGGGTTTTCATTAATGGATGATCTGAATCTTTAGTTGCTAAAGGTGTATCAATAAAACCAAAACGATCTCTTAGTACAGCTAATCCATTAGCATCTTGAGAATACTCAGATACTAAATCAGAAGCTGCACCAACGGCTGCACCTTTAAGAAGATGATTTTGAGCAATAGTTCTACCTGCTTTAGATCTAGCTACTCTATTAATCAGTTTACCAGCTTGACCTAGTTTACCTTTTCTAGCTAAACCTACTGCTCCTACTACACCACCAGCTAATGTACCAAAGTGTACACCACTACGTATTAAGCTTCCCCACCAAGTCTTCTCAATAGGATTTGCATTCTCAAGTGGACTCCAACCGGGTTTATAACCTTCACCCATAGGGTTGCCAGTTGCCATATCCACATATCTTTGAGGAGCTGTTAATACAGAACTAGCTGTATCACGAACCCCACCAACGACAGCTTTACCTACTTCTGCTACATTTTCTTTAAGTCCAAAATTTTTTGGATCTTTAGCAGCATGGGAATCCTCTAGTTCAGCTTTTCTTTGTGCTGCGGCTTTCTCAGCTTCTAATTGATTCTGTGCTTCTAAAGCATCTTTTGCTTTCATCTCTTCAAGAGAAGTTTCAGCAGAGTCAATCCTGCGATTCCTCGCTTGTTCATTTATAAGTACTGGATTTCCCATGCTATTTCCCTTTAGCTTTAATTACATTTACATCCACACATCCTGAATTGGCATCATTGTATGGATTATTAGGTTGTACGTTTCGTGTATATTTATCGAAGGTAGCTTGATTTACAGTTGATAAGGATGGGAATCGTTCACGTAGACCTGCTAATGAGTTATTAGCTTTACACCTTTCTCTAATTGAGTACAAGAATATTTTACCTTGTGTAGAACTATCGAAAGGTTGGTTCACATCAAGTTTTAATTCTTTCAGTGCAGCTTTGATAGTTTCTCTATTAACATTATAAAGACCTACATTATCACTGAAGTGACCATTATCCATACCTAATAGGACTGCATAGATTGAATCACCTGTAGTACCATTTTGTACGGAGTCTCTATTACCAATTAACTCTAATAAGTCCTCTTGATTTACTACACCATCTTTATTAACATCACCTTCTACTTCAGGCTTCTTCTCTTTTGTCTCAGATTTTGTAGTATCATTAGTGCTTGAGTTATCTTCTTCCTCTTCACCTTTAGACTCACCTTTTGGATGTGTGGTTACAATAACTCTATTAGTACGTGCCATGCTAGGTTTAGAACTTAGCATAGATTCTAGATATGGCTGGAGTTGACCAGTTGTATTCATATGGTTAGGTAGTGGTAGATCCTTACCAGTATATGCTTTGTATTGTGCGGCAGCTAGTGCCCACTCAGCTGGTACACCATTAACAGGTTTATAATCAGCACCAATAGATCTAAACATTGGAGGTAATTTGAAAGATTCCCCACTAGCTATCTTATCTAGTTGTTGGATAGTACTAAGAGTACCCTTACTTTCATCACCATTAGTATCTAATCCGGGTATCTTATTAGTGAAGTCATTATTATTAGCTCTTAAATGTTTACTACCTAAGATATAATTCTCTACTGACCTGTGTCCTTCAGATGCTTCAAGTGGTTTAACAAAAACACCTTTATCAGAATCAGTATCTAGTTGCTTCATAGCTTCTGTATGAGCATCTGCATCACTCATACCATTCAATTTATTTTTAGCGTAATTTCTTTGGTATGATTCTAATCCTCTAGTTTCAAAATCTTGGATATCTCTTGGAACAGCTTGGTTTGGACCAATATTTGTATTATAATAAGTGTTTGCTCCTGTTCTAGCACGAATTTTTGCAGCGTTTAAATTCTCAGTTGAAGCATGAGCAAAGCGTCTTGTCTTAGTTTTAGATTTATATTCGTCAGCATTTCTAACGGCCCAAGGTAATGTATCTGCAATATCTTGAGGTAAATACCCTAATTCCCTTATGTAGTAATCAGCTGTAGCTTGAGCATCATCTTCTGCTTGATCTTCAGCTGTAAGATACTTAGTTATTTCTTCAGGAACCTCACCAATATTACCATCTTTCTTTTTGACACTATTCCATTGGTTAATGAACTGTTTCAATTCATCTTCAGTAATAGCCCTACCTTTATCATTTTCAAACTGTCGTATAGATTCTAAAGTAGTTTGTTTTAATTTAAAAGTTTCACGTTCAATTAAATTATTATGTTTATTAACCACTCTATTTTTTTGATCTTCAATTTTATTTGAAATACCATTATTTGATAGAGCTTTTCTATAGACAACACTATCTCTTAATTTAATTTCTTTACCACCAGCTGATTTGTCTTTGATCATCATATCAAGTAAAGCATCAACTTCTTCACCTGTTATTTGGTCAGAATCTAAAGCTTTACCAATACCAACGAATACATTATCAATTAAACCTTGTGGTGTATATCTACCACCATGTAACTTTACAAGTTCTTCTAGCTTCTCCTTAGCAGCTTCCGGTCCATTCTGTAAAGCTACAATAAATTGATCGTTAATCTCTTGTTTTCTTTGCTTGTCATGGGATTGACGCATTTCTTCGCCACGTGCATTGGCAATAGCAGTTTCATGCTCATCCATCTTCTGCCAAAGATATTTATTTCTACCAGTTAGAGTACCTAACCCTTTATATTTCTGAAGGTATTGCTTCTTAACTTCTGTAGTAATAGCAGCTATCTCAGCAGAGCTTCCAGCGGATTGAAGATTAACATGCTTCATACCACCCTGACCATCAGGTACTGGTACTGTTATATTCTGAGCTTCTTCACCTTGTCTCCACTGCGAATAATTATTACCTGCAGTTTGTAAGAGTTGGTTTGTATAAGCTACCTTAGCATAAGCACCTAAGTTTTCAAAGTTTTGTACTATTTCAGTGGAAGCTCCATCATTTTCAGCTGATGCTCCAAGATCATTTGCTAATGCTTGACCTTCAATAGCTCTCTCTGTATCTCCGGGTACGTTAGGTTCTATTGCAGCTATATGTGCAGCACCTTGAGTATGAGCTAATGCTTCACCTTCAGCTTCTTGTTTCTCTATTATTTTCTTAGCACCAGTATTAGCTAAACTAACTAATCTATCAGAAAACTTTTCAAGTTGTGCTACATTTCTATTTTGTGAATATTTTTCCCATTCATTTTGAAATGCTATATTTTTATCACCTTGAGCTTGGGCTCTAGTAAAATTATCCCAAGCTGTCTTTTGGTTTTTCTCCATTAAAGGAGTTACATCTGCAGCGATAACTGGATCAAAATTAACTGGCAAAGCAGCAGCGTTGAATTCAGCTTCGTCTGTAAATACTGTTTGATTGTCTGCCATAATTAATTAAAATGAGGTTGGTGTTGTGTTAGCTTCTAATCCACTAAATGCATTTTCTGGAGCAAAAGGCATAGCTGCATTAACAGCACCAAGTCCTGCACTAAGAAGACTTAATGGACTACCTTGTAAATGAGAAGTACTACCCATACGAGCATCACCTCCATGCCAAGCCATTCTAGGAACAATAGCAGTTTTAGCCCATGATTGGAAATCACTACTAAGATGCTTTCTTCCTATACCAGCCATTTGTTCTTTAGCAGAAGCTCTCGCACCAGCAAGACTTGCAGTCATTTTAGCTTGTTGACGTCCAAAATTACCAAGGCTATTAATTAAATCAGCTCTATCAGCACTACGAGAAGATCCTCTTCTACTTGCACCTTTAGCTGCTTGCATACCTTGAACATGTGCTAATTTCTGTTGTAACTGTTCTCTAGCATATGATGCTCTAGCAAATGTATTATTTAAGTTACGTTGTACATTAGCGTAAGCTCCGCCTGCAGCTGAAGCATAAAACTCCGACTGCATTTTACCTTGTTTTAATCTTTCTTTAAAGATACGGACAGTATCTTCATTGTGTTGTCCTACTTTAAGTTTATTAAAGTGAGCATTATATACATTTCTACCATGTTGAGCCGCGAATTGTTTTACAGCAGCTCTGCTTTTACCATGAGCTCCTAACAGAGATGAACCAAAACTTGCACCACCAGCAAGCATCATTGCACCTGTTATAATGATATTCGATTCAATGCCGGATTCGGCTATTATTTTTTTGGCTAAATTATGTCCGCCCGGAGGAAGCATTGCTTCTTCGGCAGGGTTCATTGGAACGCCAAATTCATTAAATTGCATAATTTTTAATCTTTACGAATTCTACAAAGTACAGGTTATTTGGTCCAGTTGGAATGACCCGTAGAAACTTATAACCAAGATGTTTTAATAATTTTAGGTGAGCAACATTTCTAATATCTGCAATATTATAATGTAGCTTGTGCGGTAAAGAGTTGAGCCACCGCTTTAATGCTCTCATAAATGCTATGGGATGATTACGTACTTCATTAGTACTTAACATCCATATACAACCTGTATCATCTATACCTGCCATAGCGACAATCTTGCCGTCGGGTGTTTCAAAAACAACGGTATAAATAGCTACAACACTACGAGCAATAGCAAGGACCGGATGCATACCCGATCCATCTACCACTTCTCTCATGTCATCTGGTTGTAAATTCAAAGCTGTATGTGCAGCATCAGCTAGGGTGGGTAGTCTGAAGCTAATTTTATCCACGTCTATAGAATTTATCTGTGTATCTACCTTCCCAGTTCATACCTAATAAACTGACTGGTAGTGGTGTATCTCCTACAATACTGAGAGAGACGTTTTCATTTCGCTGATATATTGGTACATCATGTATCGCATCAGCTGTCATATTAACGTTTCCTAATTGATATTGATGTGGTTTATTAACACTAATAGTTTGACTTCTATTTGGTATACCTGTTAAATTTACATTATAAGTTATAGGTCCACTAAGTCCTGTAGCAATTTTAATTCTATGTATAATTACATTAGAAGTATAATCAGCTTTAATACCGTCTTCACCTTCTTTTTGAGTAGGATAAAGTCTAGGTACATCAACTTGCATATCATAGATATATCCAATAATAACGTTCTGTCCTCTATAATCTCCATCAATATCTACATACTGACCACCACCTTGTACACTATTGAGATTACCAGCAACAAAAGTACCAGCGACAGTTGGATATATAATAGCTCCAACACCACCAACACCTGTTGCTCCTATATAACCACCTAACGCTAATACTGCTAATTTTTTTGTTGCAATATGTTGCCAAGGTAAGAAAATCCTAGTTGTTTCAGCAGTAGAATCATATGTTCTATATGGGTTTGTATAATATAAATCCATACAAACATCAGTCTTTTCACCTGTAGGTAAAGTTAAGAAACCTGTATCACTAGCTTGGGATAGCTCAATTGATTCAACATATACATCAGATCCATTAGCTACAACAGCATAGAATGTACTAACATCAAAGAATTGGTGTAATAATGTACCAGTTAACTCCCATTTATACCATGTAGATGCAGCTCTTTTCTCTCCTAATTGATAGAATCTATATTGATATACAGTACTAGACCCTGTTTGACCAATTGAAACTATACCATTACCAGCTGATTCTACTACACTATCTATTGTAGCAGGTACTAATTCAGGTACAATTTTTGTTTGGTCAAACATATATGGTGGTGTTGTTGTACTAATTTCAAACAACTCATACAGTTTAGTCCATAAAGGAGTCTTAGAAATAAATGCGATGGAAGTACCTAAGTTAATTGCTGGTACTGTTGGATCAGATTCATAACTTGATATTGCATTTATCTTAGCTGTTGTAGGACTCAGTACATCAGAGTCAGTTGACATCAAGAACTGCTCATTGTTACTAAATAATACTAAACCTGCTGCTGTATTTTTAACATAGTTTAAGAAAATAGGTTTTGTAGAAGAAGCAGATAAATCAATAGGATCATTTGCAGCTGCAATGGTAGCAGAACCTACAAAGAAATTATAGAAATCATTTGCTTTACTCAGTACCATATACTCACCAGCTAAGAAACCAAATCTGTTCCTATAAAAGAACATGTTTCTAATAGCTATACCAGTACCACTATCTGTTCCATCAGAGCTTAAGAATGAAGGTAATGGGTTTGTAACAGCATCCCCTACAGTTCGATCTTCCCAATCAATTGATTGAAATATAAATGAACCATCAGCTTGTTGTTGTAACTTATGTGGCATAGTGAGAGGATCAATTTCGTATTTAATCCCCGGACCATTAGTTTCAATCCAAGTACCCGGTCCAACAGCAGCACTGTTTGTGGTTTCAAATTCAACCCACATATCATCAGCTTCAAAATCTGCAGCATTAGATATTTTTAATTTATAACCATCTTTACATTGTAGAGGTAAGCGTGTAATATCTGCAACTTGATCTTGAAATACATATAAAGCATCATCTTGAGAACCACCAGATACTGAAACAGTAAACGCTGATGACTTAGTGATATGTATACCCGGACCAACAGCTGTAGCAGTAACGCCAGTTAAGGCATCAAGTGATGTCTGTAAAGCAGCAACAATTGTACTAGCGTCAACAACACCTGCACTAACAGTTTGTCCTGTTGTATGTGTTACTGTATCACTACCTACTGTTACTTTATAATTAGCATTATATGCAACAACATTAATAACAATAAAAGCTTGATGTGTTAAGGCTGCTACAGTACTAGCTGTCATAGCTGGTATTTTCTTTTTATTAAGAACAAATACTGTCTGTTCTAATGTAAGAAATTCTAGATCATCTGCAGTTGCATCTTTAAGATAACCATCACTAGGGATAGCAGAGATATTACAATTAGTTATTTCAGCATCATAATTATTTTGAGCAGTTTCTTCAGCTGTTACAGCGTTAGTATAATTTGTCTGAGCTGTGTTCATTGCTGACAAAGCTGTAGCTAATTCACCAGCTGTATTAACAGGGTCGTTACTTTTTTTAGCTCCGTATAACTTATAACCTTGAGAAGCTAAGATAGGATGTTCATTAGTTTTATCTGTTCCTAATGCATATTGTATCTTAATTACTTTGAAGGTAGCATTACCACCACCACCTGTTATAGTAATAACTTCATCAATTTTATAACCATCATTAGCTAAAGGTATACCGTTTGAAACAGCTCCACCTCCACCACTTGCTATAGTAACAGCCTGATCAATCACACCACCTGTAACTGTATATGTTACTGTAAGCCCTGTTCCTGAGCCTGAGGATGTTGTTGCTACTCCACTTAATGCAGAGTAACCTGTACCTCCTGAGACACGTTCTAGAGTCACGACGGGGCCAGTCAGGACACCTGCTGAGACATACTTAACTACTTTATTATCTACAATAGTATATGTATCACTTGTTTCTTGTTGATATATACCATCTGTAAGTATCTCCTCAACCGTTCCAGAGGTTAAATTATAATCATTATTAGTACTCCATAGATATGATTCAACTCTATCTTGTCCTGCTAATGTTTCAGAGTAAGTAGCTTGTGCAGTATTTAATGTATCACGTCTTGCTTTCGTTGTTGCAACTGCATTGTAATATGCTTCAGTATCAGTTTGATAGTTGGATGTATTGCAGCTACCGGGTAGGCCAGTATTAGTACCCATATCAATACGTCTAGGGCTACCATCAATTAGACTCCAGATTCTAAATTTAAAATTAGTAGGATCATACTGTCCTATATATTTTTGATTGTCAGTTCTAAGTATAGAGAACCATTTACCTCTAGCAGTAGCTCCATATAAATTACTAATATATTTACCACCGGGTCTTTTTAACATACCCAAAGCATAATCAGGAAATGTATTTACAGCATCATTAACTTGACCCGGAAATTTTCTATTGTCAGGTTGCTGAGATATACCTAATAAGAAGTTAGGTATTCTTTGGGTAACTGTACTCATCGTTGTAAGGCTGCGTAAGGTTGATAGCTGTTATGATAGTTTTCACCATCTTTAAATCCAAACATAGAGAAGTCACCTTGGGAGGTTTCATATTCAAGTGCAGCAGCTCTAGTATTTATTTCTTGTTGTTGTAATAGTTGAACTAACTCTTTGTCGCCAACCATTTTTACAGCACACATAACAGAAGTACGTGCTACTATATAGTTCTGTACTGCATTAGGTATTTCAGTGAAATCAAACAACCATTTCACATCAACTTGAATAGTTTTTGCAGTACCATCTTCATTCTTCCACTCGAAAGTATGTTTATGACGGTCATATAATTTACCGTTACGACGTACAACATCGTAGTCATCAAAGTGCTGATCTCTATTGGTATCAATTTGTAATGCATTAGAAGGATAAGCTATTTGAAATGTTGTCCCGTCAGCAGTCATCTCATAGTGACGTTCCACATTAAATGTCCAACCTTCAGCTTGAACTTGCTTGCTTGTTTCTCTTAAAGTAGATAAAGCAATAGCAACTTCAGGGTTCTGTTGGTCTAAAGTGGTGACAGGAGCCTGCCCCACTGAGCTTAATATTTGATTGATAGCATCCAGTTCGGTGGACACAGCATAAGTAGGATAAGGCATGTGTATTTTTATTAATAAAAAAAAGGAGGGCGGATAACCCTCCTATATATAATTAGGTAACGTCACACTCTTGTGTGGCGTAAGCTGTTCTGAGATTTTTGGTTAGTGATAGCACAGCATTAGAGCTGCGAATATCAGTACCTCCACCATCAGTACGAGATACGCTTTCTCTTGAAGCGTCTCCAGTAGAGCAAACACCTGTGTTACCTGCTGCGACAGCAGTTGCCATTTGTTTTACCTCGTATATTTATTAGCAGCCAGGGGTTGCGGTTAGATCGCAAGAGCCTGTGGCTGTAGCTGAACTAGCAGCGATTCCAAAGGAAGATGTTCCTAAAAGAGTTCTACCATATTCAACAGGTGTAGGAGGGTTCTCAGAAATAGTATCGAGACCACCGATTCCTACAGTAATTGTGCGCTTTCTATTCTCACCAGGGATAGTAGACATAGTATACCTCCTTATTGGTTAGAGAATTCGATAGCAGCAGCTGGGTTAAGTGTTCCGGCACCCATTGCGAGGCGTCCTAGAATTACATCACCCTGGTATAAAACCGATACATCCCCTGATGTCACTTGGACTTGAGGGCCAATGGCTTCGACTACCCCTGCTACGTCTTTCTGATAGATAAGACCACAGTGATATTGGAAGTCACCAGAGTAATCATTGTTCTCACCAGACTGAGAATTAACTGTACCTGCCAAGAATGGTAGGTTGTTAGAACGTCTGATCTGGATTCCAGCAATCTCATAGAGACCGTCACCAGAGTTCAGGTTGCCTTGCTTGTTACCGTAATCACGGTTCAGGATGTTAGTAGATACCTGAGAGACTAGAGCGTAGTACTGTCTTGGAGATAGTACAGCTGTTCTGCCTGCTTTAGGTACATTCTTTTCATCGAGAATTGAAGCAGCTTCGAAGAAGCCATCAACTAATGCTTGTGCATCGTACTCTTTACCAGTACCGAGTTTGATGGTTGAACCACCTGGCTCTGGACCTGGAGCAGCAGTAATAGGATGTGAAGCACGAGCTGCTAGAGCAATCGTTCTGAAGATCTTCTTATCATAAGCTTCTGCAAGTGCATGACCAATCTTCTTAGAGATCTCTCCCCTTAAAGAATAGTGTGCAAGTGTCTCATCTAAATCATAGACGAAAGCTGAACTAATAAGTAGGTCGTCGCAGACGATTGTCTTCTCTGCTACTGGAGGATCACCTGATCCGAGGATAGGTTCACCTGGCGTATGATATGCCGCCTGCATGCGTCCCGTGAAAATGAACTGTAATGATTTACCGTTCTTTAGGGTACGTCTTTGTACTGTATCACGTGCGATTGTAGCTGATTCATAAGCCTTAAACAATTCACCACTGAACAGTTTCAAATAGGTTGAGTACTTGGTATCATAAGAGTTAGCTCCAGAAGTGGAGGTCACTGCCTTATTCAGGGTACCTAGTACTGATTGTGTGGCGTTAGCCATTATCAATTCGAGAGTATAATTTACAGACTCTCAACGTTGAGAAAATTTTGCGCTATATTGTTGTGGTCTATCCCACCGTCTAGACAGCTTAAGGGTATCCTCCTTAGAGGGCCAGAAGCCAATGAAGAGAGAGTCCGACTCTGAGGTGCTCTCTCTCCGAAGTGTGTTACCACTTCTTCCATACTACATTGGAACCTGCCAAGAGGTGAGTTCCAGCTGCAGAACCAGTTATGTTGGCTGCTTGGAATACAATGTTGCCTTTTGTAGATGCAGTTGATAGTGCATTGAAGGTTACTTGTAAATATAAAGCAGAAACTGCTGCGCCATTATCGACACCAACAGTAACACCAGCACCATCAGTTGAATAAGTACCAGTACATTCAACCTGAGCTGCTGCAGGTGTAGCACCACTAGTTATCTCTGTTACGGATGCAACTGATTGAGTTGCAATAGTTGTACCAACTGCTGTTGATCCATCAGATTGAGCTAGGTTTGCTACTCTGTAGCTAAGTTCATTAGTGTTATCTGTATCATACCAGATAGTATAGATACCCATAACTCTTTCATAGCCACCTATCGGAATACTAAGAGCTGACTGAGTTGCTAGTGTAGCAGATGATAGAGATGATCCATCATTAGCTAGAATTGCACTGTTGTCATATAGTGTTCCTGTTGAATAATTAACAGTTCCGTAAGTGGAATTACTTGTGAAAGGCATTGTTTAAAAAATAGTATTAGTTAATTGAACTCCCGTAGTTCCGCTACGGAAGACATGTTTAGTTTTCTGTGGTTTCGCACGGCACTTCATTACGATGGTAATTTACGTGCATTGTTTCTATCATTACAAAAAAGGATAGCAGTAAAAAAACCGCTATCCATAGTTCATTAGATTTAGAACTTAAACTTGGCACCTATCTTAGTGCCATAAGCTGTATCAGCAGTCTCATCAGTAACGAATGAAACTTCACCGTATACATCTAACTTCTCTGTAGCAGCAATGGATAGTCCACCTTTGCCTGAGAAATCTGTGTTACCATCTGCACCATCCGGAGCTTGGAAAGCAGGACCACCTTGAATATAATACCCAAGTTTACCTGCGTCTCCTTCATATCCTAGATGAAGATCAGTAGTACGGGAAGTGAAATCATTGCCTGTATAAGATGCGTTAGACTCAGCGTTAATATAAACGCCAGCCATTGCAGGAGCAGAAGCGATAGATGCCGCTAGAGCAAGTGCAAGTTTTTTCATGTTAAGTTAGTTACTTTGTTTTTGTGTACTCAACACCACGATACCTTAGTTGTACAGTCATTGTAAACTCCAGTACCACAACCCCGTTCCATGCTGTGGTTTCATGCGTCCCCCGAAGGGATGAACGGACGTAGTGTGAGGTGGCTTCTACTGATTCGACAATCGAGCCGCCATTAATTATGGTTTAACCACCCAGAGCTTCTTTCAAGGCTGCATTTCTTTGCCTAGCTTTTTCTTTTGTATACTTAAGATTTTCTGAAGCAGTTGTCTTACCAGTATCCCTCTTTTTGTTTTCGTAATAGTCAATGTAATCTTGACCAGTTGTTTTTGGATTACCCATATTATTTTTTAGGAGGTCTTCCCTTTGTAGTACCGTAAGTGCCTTTACCTTTAGGCATATTCTATCTCCTTAGTAGCCGCTAAGTCAAGCGGGAAATTGTGTGCGTTCCTTTCATGCATTACTTCCATTCCTAAGTTAGCCCTGTTGAGCACGTCAGCCCATGTTGGAATAACCTTACCACTGGAGTCAACGATAGACTGATTGAAGTTAAAGCCGTTGAGATTAAAAGCCATGGTGCTGACTCCCATAGAGGTAAGCCATATGCAAACGACTGGGAAAACAGCAAGGAAAAAATGAAGAGAACGAGAATTATTAAAGCTAGCATATTGAAAAATAAGTCTACCAAAGTAGCCATGTGCAGCTACAATGTTATAAGTTTCTTCTTCTTGTCCAAATTTATATCCGTAATTCTGGGATTCAGTCTCAGTCGTTTCTCGAACCAGTGAAGATGTAACCAGGGAACCATGCATAGCAGCGAAGAGAGCTCCGCCAAACATCCCCGCAACTCCCAACATATGGAAAGGATGCATAAGGATATTATGTTCCGCTTGAAAGACAAACATAAAGTTGAACGTCCCTGATATCCCCAACGGCATACCGTCAGAGAAACTTCCTTGTCCGAACGGATAAACCAAGAAGACTGCAAAGGCAGCTGAGACTGGGGCACTATAAGCAACACAAATCCATGGTCGCATCCCTAATCTATAACTAAGTTCCCATTGGCGTCCCATGTATGCTGCGATACCGATGAGAA